CATTGGAGTTCAGCTTGATCAGTTTGATAACGATCATCATATGAAGCGAAATGATACTCTGAGAGCTGAATATAAGTACTGGGTTCTTTCTAATTCTGTTGGTGCTGAAAAGGCTAAGACCCAGATGTCTATTTATGAGCGTCAGCTGCTTAATATTTAAAAGAGGAAAATTAAAATGGCTGAAGAAAATATCTATATTAAGAATCATGCAACGGTTCAAGCATATAGAGGCAAGACTTTAGATATTAAGCTTAATAAGTTTGACCAGATGCATTTTATCACTGAGAAAAATGATGCTGCAAGACAAGAATACAAGAATTGGTTAGAATCTGAAGAGAATAAAAATAATGAAAAGGCTTCTGATGAAACCGATTCTGTTAAGCCTAATAATTTATAATCTTTAAAAATCAGATAAACAGAAATAATACAAAAATTTATAAAAATTTTTAAATTTACTATTTACATATAATATAATATATGTTATAATAGTATATGGGGCAAAGTATAGCCCCTAAACTTGTAAAGGAGTGATTGCATGGCAAAAGCTTACTATGGATCTAAAATAAGTGACAACATGACAAAGACTCCTGAAGGTTTTCTAATTTGCCATAATGTACCAATTGCACGAACTGGTGTATATAAGTATTTATCCAGTGAGATTGGTTTAGATGGCCAGGAAGTAGTTGATGTTTATCGGGAACCTGAAGAGGTTTTTGACCAACGAACTCTGGCAAGCTTTGAAGGAAAAGCATTTACTGATACGCATCCGACAGTTGATGTTGATACAAATAATTGGTCTATGTTTTCCAAAGGTGAAGTATCTAATGTAAGAATTGGCAAGGGAGAAAATTCTGATAAAATAGTTGCTGACCTCATTGTACGAGATCCAATTGTAATTGATGAAATACAATCTGGAGCTAAAAGAGAAGTATCGGCTGGCTATGAATGTGAGTATGTTGAAAAAGACGGTAAATTTTATCAAACAAATATCAGAGGAAATCATGTTGCTTTAGTTCAGCAAGGACGAGCTGGCAAGACGGTTTGTATAAAAGATGAGCAACCTAAAGAAACTACAATACATGCAAAAAGATTATTAAGAAAAGCTAAAAGAATTATTTAAGGAGGAAAACTTAAATGGCTAATGAGAAGCGAGTTCGAGATGCAGTTCGAAAGTTTCTTACTTGCATGCAGGCTCATGATGCTATCCCGGAAGATCTGGCAGAGGATGCTCTGGAGATGACTGAGGAAGTAAATGATGCCCTGTGCGAAACGACTGAGGATGAGGAAGCAAATCCGTTAGAGATTACTAAAGATGAAGAAAAGCCAGATGACATCGATAAGAAGGTTGCAGATGGCGTTGTTCGAGCTCTTCGTGAACTTGGTTTTTACAAGGATCCCGCAATGAAGGCTCTTGACGAGCTGGAGGTTGAGGAGAAGGAAACTGAGGATGAAGATCCTGAGCCTACCGAAGACGCAGATAATGAGGAATCTGTTACTGTTGATCCGGAAAAGATGAAGGATTCTGCTACTTTACTTCGTACTATGAAGCCGATTATTGCTCAGATCAAGGATAGTAAGGAGCGTAAGAAGGCTGCGGATGCTCTGGCTCGTATGATTGGTAAGGTTCGTAAGACTACTACTGATTATGGAGATTTAATGAATATTCAGAAGAAGAAGGCTGCGAAGGATAGAAAGACTACTGACGCAGATTACGATTTTGGTATGCAGATTGCAAAGCGTTACAATCCACATTATAAGGAGGAAAAGTAAATGCCCGGTTCTACTATTGGTATTAAGCTTAATAATGGCTATGCAGGTACAGTTTCCCGAACTGCTGATTGTGTAATTCAGAATAGAATTGCTAAGGGTGCTGATATTGCATTTGGTCAGGCAGTAATTCTCAACAATGACAATACTTTCTCTCTTGTTGGTGAGACCACTACTGCAGTCCAGATTGCAGGCATTGCGGTTCGTGAAGTAATTCAGGCAAATGTATTTAATCCTCAGAGCAACCCGAATTATGTAGCAGAAATGCCTTGCGATGTTCTTGTTCGAGGACAGTGTACTGTAAAGTGCAAACGTGGTACTCCTAAGGCTGGTGATCAGGTTTATGTACGTATTAAGCTGAACAGCACTTATAAGGATTCTCTTGTTGGTGATTTTGAGGCATCTGATGATGATGGCAATGTAGTTGCTGTTCCTAATATTGAGTGGACTACTGGTATTCTGGATGCTAATAAGGTAGCTGAGGTTACCGTAAAGACCCGTCAAAAGGGTTAATTGAAAGGAGACAAGAAAAATGCCGAATATTATTACTGATGCAGCTTCTGGTGTTCCTTTTGGTAATGTTAACAATGTGCAGATGATGCGAGATGCTTCCCTTGGTTCGGGTATTCGAGCTATGGATGCAGCAGGCATTGCAACTGGTATGGCATTCCTGGAAGGTGAGCTTGAAAAGCGAGATCCTAAGGTTCGTGAGCCTCTTACTTCTGTAACTTGGCCTCGTGATATCGTAGCTCAGACCGGTGGTGGTTGGGTTGATTTTACCTCTACTCTGGACGTAAGTTATGCAACTACTGGTGCTAATGATCAGTCCCTTGTTGGTGGTGCAACTAATGATATTAACCTGGTACAGGCTAATGTAAATAAGGATATTTACAAGGTATTCACCTGGGCACAAGGCATGAAGGTACCATTTGTAGATTCTCAGAAGATGCAAAGCATTGGTCGTTCCATTGATGCTATTCTGGATCGCGGTATTCGACTGAATTACAATAAGACTCTGGATCAGCTTGTTTATGGTGGCTTCTCCTCTGTAAATATTTCTGGTCTTGTTAATAATTCTGACATTACTGCAGCAATGGCTCCTGCTGGCACAGCTGGTGGCACTGAGTGGTCTACTAAGACTGTTGACGAGATTCTGTGGGATATTAACAAGGCACTGACCGAAGCTTGGGCAGCTTCTGAGTATGATGATTCTGCAATGGCAAATCATATTCTTCTTCCGCCTGACCGTTATTCTTATATTGCTTCGACCCGTATTGGTACTTCTGGTGATGAGTCTATTCTTTCTTATGTTTTAAAGAATAACATTGCTAAGAATCAGGGACATGATCTTCAGATTTATCCTTGCCGTTGGCTTAATGGTGCTGGTACTGATGGTAAGGCTCGTATGCTGGTTTATGTAAATGATCAGGATAAGTTGTATTTTGATCTTCCGGTTCCACTTACCAGAGCAATGACTCAGCCTTCTGCTCTTCAATTTGCATATATTACTATTTATGCAGCTCAGATGGGTCAGGTAAAGTTCCTTTATACTCAGCCTGCTCGTTATGTTGACGGTATTTAAAGAAAGAGGTTCCAAAGAATGAAGATTTTTTCGAAAAAGTCGTTTGCAATTGGTGAAGGTGTTACTCAGGCAAATCCGACCGGAACTTGCTTTGTAACTCAGCCTGGTGCCTTTCATACTGTGCCAGATTCCATGGCAAAAGATCCGATGCTTCAGGCAGCTGTTGCAGAGGGTTCCATTATTATCATGGATGGAAAGGAAACTGAAAGTAAGGTAACTAATGATTTTGTTGATAACTCCAATGTAAAGGAAGTTGCCCCAAAGTCTGAGGAAGAAGCTTTTTATGAAGAGCTTAAGGTAAAGTCTCGTGATGAGGCTATTAAGATGGCTGAAGATATGGGCATTAAGCTTGAAGGAAATGAAAAGACTGGTAAGATTAAGTCTCTGGTGATGAATGCTTATCGCGAAGAGAAGCTTTCTGATAACGAGTAATTAAATTAAAGGAGGTCCACTAAATGCCAATTCCAGATCTATGGCAAATGTTAGGTTATCAAAACAATGCTACAATGTTTATGGAGGCATTTAGTGGTGTCTCTAATACAATAGTTACAGACAATCCAGAGTTTACAAAAGAAGATTTCACAAGTATTTTTCCTGTTTTTCCAATTTCTGATAATTTTGATCCAGAAAGTCCATCTATACCAACAGCATACTTTAATTTGGTTTTAGCAATGGCTGATAAAGCTATTAAGTTTGATAGATATAAAGGTCAATGGAAATATTTAATGTGCTTATATTTAGCTCATTATTTTACTTTGTTTCTTCAAACTCAAAAAGGAGATGCTGATGCTCAAAAAGCATTACAAGGTGCATTACCAACTGGTGTAGCAACTTCTAAGTCTGTTGATGGCTTATCTATTTCTTATGATTTATTAGGAATGACAGATGATTTAGCTGGATATGGAACTTGGAAATTGACAATATATGGTCAGCAATTAGTTACATTAACAAAGATTTATGGACATGCTGGGATGTGGGTAAATGGCTAATTTTAGTTTTAAAGAGACCATTAACAACTACATGAAATTAAAAAAAGCATTAAATTTTCTAAAAGAAAATCCAGTATATGTTGGAATAGCAGAAGATACTACAGAAAGAAATAATGAAGATGAAAAAGAGAAGGTTAGCGTAACGAATGCTGATCTTCTCTTCATTCATACAAAAGGAAGTCCGGTAAATAATATTCCGGCAAGACCAGTAATTGAACCAGCAATTGAAGATGCAAGTGAAAAAATAAGTAAGCAAATGGGAATGGCTGCTAAAAAAGCCATGGAGAGTAATGAGGAAATGGCTATAAAGCATTTAAGCTTGGCAGGAATGTATGGCCAAAATGCTTCAAGAAGTTGGTTTACAAATCCAAAAAATAATTGGCCGCCAAACTCTCCAGCAGTTATAGCAGCGAAGAGAAGAAAAGGAAGCACAGAACCGAAACCGTTAATAGACACAGGAGAGCTAAGAAAGTCAATCACGTATTTTGTTGACAGAAAAGGAACAAGAACTAAATGATAAATGTTTCTGAGCTAATAAATGATCCTGATTTTACTCAGCCAGGTGGAGTAAATATTAGAAGGCGTAAAACTTCTGTTGTTGATTTTGAGCAATCAATTGAAGAAAGTGAATTTAATGTAATTGGTATAATAACCATTGCAAACGATTTAAGTGCTGAGCTTGGAGATTATTTTGATGAAGACTCGGAGTACATAAACGTTTTCACTTATATGCCTCTTTTTACGACCGGACTTGGTGATGGTAAAAATGGAGCTAATGTAGGTCAAGGTTACCTTTCAGATATAGTTTTATGGAAAGGAAAAGAATACAAGGTAATTAAAGTTAAGAATGATAGCGAGTATGGTTTTGCTCAAAACTTAGCAATTTCTACTTCTATAAGAGGTGGCTAAATGTCTGAGATAATGCAAGGAATAAAAGAAATAGAAAAAATATTTGCAAATTTATTTGTTGATTATGCAAATGTAGTTCGAAATAAAGTATTACTTGCATATTCAGAAGAAGGCAGACCAGCTTTTAATATAGATAAATTTGCATATTTTATTTCTGTCTTTCCAGAAGTTGATGATAGAGAAACATATAAGAATAGAATAAATAAATACAATTCAGAAATAGAAAAGTTTGAACAATCTCAATATTCACAAAGAACTTTACGATTGCATATAACATCTTATGGAGAGAATACAGACAAAAGTTTGATTCGTTTTCAAAATATGTTATATAATTCAGATCTTAGTTATTATTTGTCAAAGAACTATCTTCATATAATTCCGGAAAGAACTAACGGAGTGATTAGGCTACAGGAAAAAATAAATGATAGATGGTGGACAAGATTTGATATAGATCTTTATTTTTATAATACAATCAAAATAGAAAATCAAGTATCTGCATTTGAAAATGTTGATATTAGAATGGAGGTAAATAAATGAGTATTTCGATGGACAAAATTGTAGATGTTTCGGTAGAAGTAAGCAATCCTTCTTCTATTGTTTCTAATTTTAACTTAGGCTTAATTATTGGTAATTCTACTGTCATTAATGCTAAAACTCGTTATAAGGAATATCAATATTCTACTTGGCAAACTCAGATGGTGACGGATGGATTTACCACTACAAGTCCTGAATATTTAGCTGTTCAAGCTTACTTTGCTCAGAATCCTGTATCTGGTTCTGTTATTGTTGGTGTGCAAGATGCAGATGAAACTCCGCTTCAGGCAGTTCAGGCTTGCCGAGTAGCTAATGAAGAATGGTATGGTTTTTGCTTTGCAGGAAAAACTGATGATTCGAAGATTGCTGATATTGCTAAAGCAGTTGAAGCATTTAGCATTCCTACAGTATTCTTCTTCCAAACTATTGATGAAAATTGTATAAAGGCAAGTACCGCTAATATTTTAAAGACTCTTCAAGGTTCTAAATACAAGAGGACTTGTGGTAACTACTTTACTCATGATTATGAAGTATGTGCATTACTTGGAGTCTTTTGTGGTTTAAATAGTATGCAAGCAAATAGTGCTTATACTATGGCATTTAAGTCTCTTGTTGGTTTTGAACCAGAAGTGATTGATAATGTACAATTTACTAACCTTCAGTCTTATAATGGCAATTCTTATATTCGAGTAGGACGTACTTATTCTTTGTATTTACAAGGTGTAATGGCTGATGGTACTCATGTTGATGAAACTTTTCTTCTTGATGCAGCAAGGTTTTTAATTCAAGAGAACACTGTGGCAGGCTTAGTTTCTCGTCGGTTAATTCCTCAAACTGAAGCGGGTTTAAATACTATTATTACTTTCATAATGAATGGCTGCGAAGCTTTAGCTCAAATGGGAGTCATATCTACTGGTATTTGGACTGGTGATAATGTAAAGGATCTTAGCACTGGTGATTCTGTTCCCGGAGGCTATATGATAATGGCAGATACTATTGCAAGTCAATCTGCTGCAGATAGAGAGAAGCGTGTAACTCCTCCTATTTATGTTTGCTTAAAGGGTTCTGGAGCTATTGAGCAAGTAGTGATTCGAGTTTATGTAAATCGATAAGGTGGTGAAATAAATGTCTAAGGTTTATACTTATTCTTTTGAAGATACTTCGTTTACGATTTCCCATCCGTCTGTTGGATCTTTTGATGCATATGGTACCGGCATTGGTGATATTTCTATTGCTTATTCCAATGATGTTACGACTCATGAAGTAGCAGCAGATCTTGCAGTAATTGTTTCTAAGTCTGCAAAGAAGAATGCTACTATTACTATAAATGCCCTTCAAACTTCGGAGCTTAATTCTTGGTTAACTCGATGGGCAAATTATATTGAGTCTGCTCCAACTTCTGAATTTGCTCTTGCGTCGGCAGTTCTTAAGAATTCATCTACTGGAGAGCAGTGGAATTGCACTGGTATTTCTCATCAAAAGAAGTCTGGTGGATCTTTTAAGTCTACTGCAGAAACTAAGCAGTGGGTACTTATGGTTGCAAATGCTGAACAGCAGTAAAATAGAGGTTTAAAGAATGATTGTTGAAAATATTTCTAAAAGACAGAATTCGAAGTTAATTGATATTGAAGATAGAACTTTTAAGATTGAGAAGTTTGATCCTCTTATGGGAAATTATATTCTTCTTCAATTAGTTCAGTTTGTTCTTCCATTTGGATTGTCTGACAAGGTTGGAATTCCAGATAAATTAACCAGTAGTGTAAATCGAGTTAATATGAATAAGAACGATTTTCTAGAGTTACAAAGAGATGTTCTTTCTGTTTGCTCGGAAGTTCTTCCTGCAGGTGATGCTCCTGTTGTTCGTGAAGATGGATCTTACGGTATTATTGATTTTACTTCTGCAATTTCCATTCAACTTTTAATTGGAGCTATTGCATTTAATTTTTCCGATTTTTTCGACGGAGAAGGCTTGACCTCTTTACTCGACAGTCAAAAATAAATTTTTGCAGGTATGAAAATGTAAATCCTCAACTATATCTGCCAGTTATTGTTGGTATGTGGAAGCAACATGAATTATGGGACGGTACATATACTTTTGATGATTGGGCAGATATAGTTGAGATTATACAAGTCAAGTCTGAAAATGATGCAAGAGTAAATGATTATATAGAAGAAAATAGTGGGAGGTGAGTAAATGGCTGGAAAAGTTGAGAGTCTTAAAGAATATCTTATAAAGCTTGGCTGGGATGTTGATGAGCTTGGCTTAAATAAAGTTCAAGACGGTTTAAATAAAGTTGAAAAATCAGCTGATTCAATAGGAAATAAGTTCGTTAATAGCTTTGCTAAAGCAGGAATTTCTGTTGGTGGTTTTTTAACCACAGTCACCGTTGGTGTTTTTAATTTTATGTCTAATGTTGCTCGGGCTGATTTAGCTACTGAACGTTGGGCAAGAAGAATGTGGACAACAGAAGAAAATGCTAGATCATTAACGACAGCTTTAGATGCCATGGGAGCATCTTATGAAGATATATTCTATATGACTCCTGAAGAGTATAGGAATATGCTTGAGTTAAAAAACTTTTCTTCCAGTCTTAAAGCTCCCGCAGATGTAGAAAAAACATTAAAGCAAATACGAGATATAAATCAGGAAATAAATAAAACAAAGATAATATTTGCAAACGCAGCTCAATGGATAGCTTATTACTTAGGTCAATACTTGGGTAAGGATTTCAAAAATGCTGAGCAAGCAATGGAGGAATTCAATAACTATCTTGTTGAGAAATTACCAATAGTAACAGAAAAGATAGCAAAATATATTTCTTGGATAGTTAGGTTAGCAAAGGTTGCAATACAATTTATGTCTAATCTAAAAACAAGATTGCAAGAAATATTCGATAAGATGCCATCAGGATTTAAGACAGCTTCTTTAGCAGCTACTGCATTTTTAGGAGCTTTAAAGATGGGTCCAATTGGACTATTCATTGCAGGCATTACAACTTTACTTCTTTTGCTGGATGATTTTTATACTTGGCAAAGAGGAGGCAAATCTGCTTTTGATTGGGGTAACCTTTTTGGAGGAACAGATACTGGCTTAACAAGTTGGATAAATGATCTAGATCTAACCAAAGATTCTGTTGGCGATTTGACTAATTCATTGTCTGATTGCAGAGATGCTTGGGGAGAGGTTTTCAAAGCAGCTTGGAAATTTATTGATGAGCATGACGTAATCGATAAAGTTCTTTCTGGATTTGTTACTTTTCTTGATGGTATGGTCCAAGCATTGACTACGATTGCAGATTTGATTTTGTTGATAACAGGTAACTGGGATAAAATGAAAGAAGGCAGCTTTTGGAAAGAAGCTACCAGACCAATAATGGAAAATGGTTTATCTTGGGACACAGCAGGTCAAACCGGTAAAAAGTTACTTGAAGGTTTTGGAAATACATTTGGCAAATATGGAATATTTGGTAGTGGTTATAATGATCCTACTGGAGCTCAAGAAAAGTTCGAAGCAATGCTTCAAGGAAGTTCTGCATATTCAAATAGAATGTCCACACAAAATCAGCAAGGACAATTGGTAGGAGGTTTTTCCAGTGGAAATACAACTACTAAAAATGATAATCGTAGACAGACAATGAACGTGAGTGTTAATGTAAAATCCTATGGTGGAGATTCTTCCGATGTTGCTTCTAAAACAGCAAGTGGAGTTACTAAGGCACTGCAGGATATAGATACTTTTAAATAGGAGGTGAACTAATGTCTATTTTGTTTCCAGGATTGGTTGCTGGTGTAGCTTCAACTATAATAAACAAGCAAGTTTTAAGTGCAGTTAATAAGAAAAACAATTTAGATGGTTTACCTTTAAGATCTGCTACTGATACATCTGGCATGACAGTTGAAGCAATGCTATATTGCAAAACTAATATTGCAGGTTATTTCTTCGATGGCTTTATGTCTGTTAATTATACCCATGAGCTTGAAGTAACAAGTAATCCTGTAGAAACAGGTTCTTCTGTTTCAGATCATTCTTATGTAAAGCCTGCAGAAGTTCAAATGCTAATAAGAATGTCAGATGTTCATCAGTCCTTGGTTCCAGGACAGTTTACAGGAGGCTGGAGCAGGTCAATCACAGCATGGAATGTCTTAAAGAAGATTCAAGATGACAGAATTCCAGTAATGATTGGTACTCAATTGGGTATGTATTATAACATGCTGATAAAAACATTGCAAGCTCAAGAAGATCAAAGTACATATAGAGGATTATATGTAACAGCTACTCTTGTTGAGTTACCAGTAGCCAGAGTAAAAACTGTTAAAATAAGTAGTGCAAGTCAAACAACTATTGAAACCCAGATGGGTCAAATAAATGCAGTAAATACAAATGCATCTGAAGACGCTTCTATTTTGTATCAAATGGGCTTTGGTAAAGGAGCTTTATCTGGTGCAGGCTCGGGTTTTAGTTCGTCTGTTTCATCTGGTGATGCCGGTGAAGGAATAAAGTTAACTTGCTATTGTTATAATTGCAATGACAATGGAGCAGGCGGATGGGGAACTACTGCCACGGCATCTGGTAGAGTTGCTACAGTTGGTGTAACTTGTGCAATGTCTCAAAGTACGTTAAGAAAATATGGCTTAAAATTGGGAGATCAATTAGCTATAAATGGAGTAGGGGTTAGAAGAATAGATGATATAGCTGGAGTAAATAATATAATTGATATTTATGTTCCAGCTACTGGTTCTGTTAGACATTGCAAATGTGCTCAGAATCCTTTGTCCGGTAAACGAACTACTTTTATAAAGATTAGTTAGGAGGTGTAAGTTTTGTATAAGATACCATTAACAAATTCCCCAAACCAAACTTTCAAAGTTACTGTTCCAGTAAATGAAGAAAATAAAACATTTACTATCAAATTGAATTTTAATGAACAAGCAAATTATTGGAATTTTTCTTTGTATGAAACTTTCACTGAGGAGCCAATCTTTGTTAATATTCCTTTGTTGAGTTCTCAATATAAGTTTGCTAATATTATTAAGCAGCAGAGCTATTTAAGAATTGGAAGCATTTATATTGCTCCTTATAAATTAACAGAAAATTCAGCTCCAAATGATGAAGATCTTGGAACGAATTACTTAATGATATGGGGAGATAATGAAATGAGTGAGTTCGAAAATGGATAATACAAGACGTGCAAGAGCTGCAAGAGCTAGAACTAGATATTATCCATTTTTAGGTATATTTAGTATTTCATCTAACTTTGGTAGCAGAGCAGGTGGAGGAATAGTTTCAAAGCAACATTATGGTTTGGATCTTGTTACTTCAGGAGATAGAACTATAGTTTCTTGTATGAGTGGTGTAGTAAAAAGAGCTTCTCCGAATGCTGGTTCAGGTTATGGTAACCATGTATGGATTGCAAATGACGATGGCTCTGCTTGCTTATATGCTCATTTAGCTTCTTATAATGTTTCTGTTGGTCAAAGAGTTTCAGCAAAACAAAAGATAGGTATTATGGGAAGCACAGGTAATTCTACTGGTCCTCATTTACATTTAGGTGTTTCTACTAATCAAGATTATTCAACTACGCATACTAACAAAAATAAGTATTTTCAAAATCCAGCAGTTTGGTTAGGATTAGGAGTTGCACCCAGAGCTGGTTCTTCTTATAATGGATCCGGTACACCAACTGGCATAACATATGGTACTACATCAACAAATGAAACTGAAGTATCTATAAATTCGTCGGCTTCTGAAACCATTGGAGGTATTAACTTACTTCCTTCTGGAGAATATTATGAAATAAAGAATTTAAAAGGTGCTTACAGTGATTGGCTGTATGGTAGAAGATACCGCGTATTTGTTGACTTAGGAAATAATCAAGCATTTGATGTATCAGAATTACGCTGTGAATTTAATGTAGTTAAAACTGCTTTTCTTGAAGTAAACGAGTCTACGTTAACAATATATAACTTAAATCCAAATACTGAAAACAAGCTGATAAAAGCAGGGCAAAGAATTATAATTGAAGCAGGTTATACCGGTAGTCAATACGGTGTAATTTTTGCAGGTAAAGTAGTTCAACCAATAAGATCTAAAGAAAATGCTGTTGACTATAAATTAACTCTTGTTTCTATGGATGAAGAAGTTTATGCTTCTTATGGTTTAGTAGGAGTTTCTTTAGTAGCTCAGCAAAGTGCAAGAGATGCAGTAAATGCAGTTTTAAATAAAGCAACTTATAAACAACAGTCTGGAATATTAACCAATTTTGATATTACATATCCAAGAGGAAAGGTAATGTTTGGTAGTCCTCAGCAATTCTTAAAAGATATTGCAAGATCTGAGAATGCCACTTATTATTCTGATGATGGAAAGGTAAATATTATATCTGCATCTGATTTACCAAGTGGATCTATTTTATCATTTGGTCCAGATAGTGGGTTAATTGGTACACCAACTCAGACAGAATACGGTATAAATTTGAAAGTGCTCATGAACCCAAGAATAACAATAAATTCTTTGTTTCATGTTGATAATAAAAAAATCGAAGGTTATAAATATCAGCAAGGAAGTCCAGTAAGATCTTTGGATCAAGAAGGAATTTACAGAGCAGTAAGAATTAGGCATTATGGAGATACCAGAGGAGAAGATTGGTATACAGAAATAGATGCTATTTCTCAAGCAGGCTTATTACCTGGTATGACTGCGTCTAAAGATATTTATGGTTGGTAAAGAAAGGAGGTAAATGAATATGTTAACACCAAGGCAATTGTTCGGAGGAAATGAACAAAGAACAGATGCACAGAGAAGAAACGATGCATTCAATACTCATGTTTGTTTACCTTGTATTGTTCAGGAATATGATTCCAGCAAAAGAACAGTTGATGTTCAGCCAGCAATACGTGAAAGATACGTAGGGGAAGATGGTAAAATTCAGTATGTGAATTATCCATTGTTAGTAAACGTTCCGGTATGCTTTCCTTCTGCAGGAGGTTATCATATTCATTTTCCGATTAAGCGAGGAGATGAATGCATAGTAATTTTCTCTGATTTATCTTATGATAATTTTTGGTTGCATGGAAATGTACAAAATCCAGTTGAGCAGAGAAGGCATGATCTGTCTGATGGCTTAGCTTTTTTTGGTTTTGCTAACCAAGATAAAATTGAGAGAGAGGAATACGGAGAAAATGAAGTGGGAAGAAATTGCTTATGTTTGTACAATAGCGAAACAGGATCCGGAATTTCTATCGGCTCTACAAGAATTACACTCCATTATTACATAAAAGATAAAGACACCGGTGAGTTAATTAGAACTTCTACAAGCTGGGGTGCATAAATGAGATACAGACGACTAGATGAAAATGGAGATTATTCGTTCGGCAATAATTCTCTTGATTATATAAAAGATAATGATGCAGTAGTTCAAGCTATAAAAACAAAACTTTATTTGTTCTATGGAGAATGGTGGGAAGATATTTCTTTAGGTCTTCCAATGTTCCAAAGTATTTTAGGGCAAGTAAGTAATGAAAATTTACGAAGAACCGTAATTCTTTTAAGTGCAGAGCAAATACAAAGTGTGGAAGGAGTTTCTTCTGTTGATTCTATTGTTGTTGCAATATCTGCACGTAAATTAACGTTAAGCATAGATGTAACTACAGAATATGGATATTCAGTAAGTACGGAGGTGGAATTATATAATGTCATACTTTAGTCCATATATTGACGGAACTGGAATGCATGTTCCACTTTATCAAGATATTCTTGAAGATCTTTTAGACAAGATGCGCCAGATTTTTGGTAATGATATTTACTTGGAACCTGATTCTCAAGACTATCAGCAGATTGCAATCTTTGCAAGAGTTATTTATGATAGTTTTAATTTATCTTTGCTATCGTATAATAATAGGACCCCAAAGGATGCTATTGGAATTGGACTGGATAACATAGTAGCTCTGGCAGGAATTCAGAGAAAACCAGCAACTTCTTCTACTGTTGTTTTAACAATTACCGGTGATGATGGTACAAAGATAGAAAATGGTGAAGTTTCTGATATAAATGGAAACTATTGGGAACTACCTGCTGAGGTAATTATTCCATCTAATGGTACGATTGATGTAACAGCAACAAGTAAGAATAAAGGAAATGTTACGGTTTTACCAAATACAGTTACTAGAATAGTTACCCCAGCATATGGTTGGCTTTCTGTAACTAACAAGCAAGCATCTTCTGCTGGTGTTGATGTAGAAACTGACTTTGAATTACGAGGTCGTTATTCTTTATCTGTTTTAGGACCAAGCTCGTCTATATTCGAAAGTTTACAGGAAGCATTACTTGCAATTCCTGGAGTAACTAGAGTAAGAGGATATGAGAACGATACTTCGGCTACTTCTACTGGCACGGTTCCTCCAAATGTTCCAGCCGGAATTCCTTCACATACAGTTTCTTTTGTTGTTGAAGGTGGAGATGAAACTGATGTAGCTACTGAGTTATATTTAAAGAAGACTCCTGGATGCGGTACTTTTGGAACAACAAATGTTAGTTTATTAAGTATAACCGGCAATACTTTCGTAATTAACTTTTATAGACCAACTTATACAGATGTGAAAGTAAAAATTACAATAAAAGAACTTGATGGATATACGCAAGATTATGTAACAAAAATGAAAGAAGCAGTTTCCAAGTATATTACTGAGATGTCTATCGCAGAAGTGCTTTACAACTCGGTTCTCATTTCTGTTGCTTTGGAAGCTATGAATTCTAAAAACTATCCCGCCTATACAATTACCAAGGTTGAATGTTCTACTGATGATGGAGCTAGCTGGTCCACAGATGATGTAAGTCAATTATACTATGGAGCTTTTACCTGTAGTAAAGATGATGTTACGGTGGTGACGGCATGAAAAATTTAGATGGTTATCTTGATCTTATAACTTCTGAACATGCTACAAAACCAAAGTTTATAGAATACAATAAAGCATTCTTAGAAAAGATTCTGGCTTGCACAGATGTTACAACTTCGTTTGATGTTTATTTTAACTTAGATGAAGCAACTGGAGATCAGCTGGATAAACTTGGATATAATGTTGGAATAAGTAGAATTCTTCCAGTAAATGATCCAGATATTCCAACTATTCTGCCAGACGATTTGTACAGGCTGGTAATTAAAAGTAAGATATATCAGAACCATTGGAATGGAACTATGAAGGGTTGGAAAGATATTTTATCTATTATCTTTCCAGATGCTGCATATGATATTCAAGATAATTTCGATATGACAGTAAACATCATGGTTATTGATCCAAGTTTTGATAAAACAAAAATTGCTTTGTTGTTACAAGGATACCTACTTCCTAAGCCATCTGGAGTAAAGCTAACTTTTACAGTTATTGATTCTCCGCTGTTTGGCTGGGATACTGAAACTAGCTTTATCAAAGGCTGGGATGACTCTAAGTGGTCTAATAACTAATAGGAGGATATTATGGCTGCAATTACAATTAAGAATATATTTACCAATGTTTGTCCTAAAGTAAATTTAGGATATATCAAGATAGTTACCATAGGAGAAAAGAATGTAGCTGTTGAAAAAGGAGCGGAAACATTAACTGCTTCTGAAATAGCAGCTTTAATGGAAAAGAATGCGCAAGCATTTTATACTATTGGTTCTTATTGGTATATCGTAGTTTAAAAATATTTTCTAAAATTTTCATTTTATTGTTTACAAGTATATCAAAGTGTGATATAATAATGATAGTAAAACAAATAACTAAAAAAACAAACAAACAAATGGAGGAAACTAAAATGAAATTGAAGGAAATTCTCAAGTTGATCTATCGCACGAACATTAAGCAGCAAATTAAGTTTTATATTACCACTCGTGAAGGTATGGAAGTTAAGTATGTTACTAATTGCTGGGAGGCATTTAATACTGAAAGTATATGTCAAGATTATGAAGTGGTAGGTCTGGAAACTGAACAGATGGATGATGAAAATTGGCTTTGCATTAGCATTGAGAATTTTGATTGTTGATATAAAATAAGTAATGAAAGATTAGGAAGCTATTAACTTAGCTTCCTTTTCTGGTTATTAGAATATAGAATGGAGGTTAAGAAATGGCCGTAAATAATATAAAAATATTTGATCAGAATAAAGCAAATATGCTAACTGATGAGGCTTATAGCTCTAACGTTCAAAGAATAAATGGCGTTCAGCAAGGTATAGCATCTTCACAGCTTCAAAATAAAACATTATATCAAGTATCTCTTGTTGCCTATGCAATTGGACAAATGATGCAAGCAAATGGTTTAGATGCTAATGATGCAGATGCAGTTTCTACTTTTGCTAATAATATGTCTCAAACTATTATGCAGAAGGTTCTTGATAAAGCTAATTCTGATGAAGCAATAGCCGGAACCAATAACACGAAGTTCATCACTCCATCTACTTTAAAGGCTGTTGTTGGTAGTTATACTGGAAGAAATTTAAAGAATAATGATTTTAGAAGTTATACTACAGTTTTAGAGGCAGCTAATGCAGCAGCTCCAGGTGGTACATTTTTTGCTACCAATGCTCCAGATCCTTTGTATAATGCAGCTGATAGACCATTTAATTTAAGTAATGAATACCAGTATTTAGTATTATGTGATGCAGATAATGTTAGAAAAACTGTTTTAGCTTTTGATTTCAATAATACTGAAGCCACTTATTGGTATTCTAGAAATATATTTCAAGGAAGTTGGAGCACTGAATGGAAAAGAAATGCATCAAGTTTATCTACTGCTGGTATAGTAGCTAATGGTGATTTTGCTCAACGTCGTTTTATTATGTCTCCTCAAACTCCTATAGCTTATTGTCCATGGGGGTGGAGAATAAGCAGATACAGTATAGCATATATGTTGCCTAATCAAGAAGCAAATTTGATATTTCCAAATATGATTGAAAGCGAAGCAAATATGACTATGATAATATTCAATATTTCCACTGGTGTAGAATATGTGACTACAATAACAGATGGCCCTGGAAGTAGAGATCTTTTAGCATATGACAATTCATCCTTAGTATTTACTATTAACATTAACAATAATGCAAAGCTGAGGGCTTATCGTTTTTCTTCAACTTCAGCTTTTACATTAGCAAGCGAAGTCAGTATAATTACGGATTATTTTCGTGCTGCAGAAAGATGCAGTCAAAATGCATTTGACAATAGTATTCATTTGTTTGGAGCATATGGCATTATTGACGAAAATGACACAATGGGTACTTTTGATTTTAACAAACAAGAGAATAATTTATATTTAAAATCAAGCTATGTAAGAACGGTTCAAAATAGTGCTTTTCCGTCAGGGCTAGTGAGATTAAATGAAACATTAGCTGCAGTAATAAATCGTCCTTATCGTGATAGTTATGGAAATGGATGCGCAGTAGCTTTCATAAATGAAGCAGGAGAAACAACAGCATCTTATGCAATTCCGGAAGATCATTCTGGAGAATTAGACAATGATCATGTGGTTTGTGGACTAAATGAACGAATAATAGTAGGAGGAGGTTCAACTCCAACAGTCATAGATGCAGCTGGAGGTTATGCTAGAACTACAATGGATGGAGTTGCATTTAATTTACCAGATAAAACATGTCTGTTGAACAATGCCCATTATTCTCATTGGGATGGCCCAGATGCATATCCAGGTGTTGCTTCAAAATTTGGTAATTCAGTAGATGTTAACTGGAATTTGCAAGGAAATGGTATCGATTGCTGGTTATATGAAAGCTATAATGGAAGATTTGTAGAAATAAGAGACGGTTTGCCATTAATTATGGCTCGTGCTTCTTCTATTCCTTACAGTTTCTTTATATTATAAGAGGTAAATAATATGAATATGCTAAATACTTTTTTTGATAAGGCCAATATATTATGGGGAGGGGTGATTGCTATATTATCCTGCTTCACTAAGGACACTGGAGTTTTATTTGTATTCTTTCTGTTGTTAAACATAATTGATTGTGTATTTGGTTATATGAAGGCATATAAGACAAAGACTATAAAGAGTGGTAAAGGTGCGGAAGGAATTATTAAGAAGTTAGCATATTGGGTAATTATAGCAATTGCCTTTATGCTTTCCGAGTATTTTATAGACATGGGAGATATAATTGGAGTTGATCTTAATTTCCTTCATTTATTTGGCTGGTTTATTTTAGGTATATATATTATAAACGAAATTACTTCTATTGTTGAGAATATGGTAGTATTAGGAATACCTGTTCCAGAATTCTTTTTAAGAGGATTGCATGCTGCTAAAACTGCAATAGATGATGCAGGTGATAAAGTAATTCCAAAGGAAGATGAAAAGAATGAAGATTGATTATATACCATGCGATGAAAGAAACTACTGTACCTCTACAAGAAGTCTGAATTCGATAAAATATATAGTAATACATTATACGGCAAATAATGGTGATACTGCACGTAATAATGGAGAATATTTTGGCAGAGAATACGTAGGAGCATCTGCTAACTATTTTGTTGATAGTAAAGAAATAATTCAGTCTGTATTAGATAAGCATATAGCTTGGCATTGTGGAGGAAAGTTAGAAAGTTCACACCATCCATTAAGAGGAATTTGCAAAAATAGTAATTCCATTGGCGTAGAACTTTGTTCCATAATTCAAAATGGTAAATATGCATTTAAGCCAGAAACTGTAAGTTTAGCTGCTGAACTAACTCGTTATTTAATGGGTAGGTACAATATTGATATTGACCATGTAGTTAGACATTATGATGTAACTGGTAAAACTTGTCCAGCTCCATTTGTTTACCGTGAAGATCAGTGGAAAAAGTTCAAAGAGCTTTTAGCTAAAAAGGAGGAAAAGAAAGTGACTTATAATGAATTTAAGCAATTTATGCTTAGATATGAAGCAGAGAAGGAAAAGGAACAGGCCTCTGATTTTGCTAAGGATTCTGTTGCTAAGGCAGTAAAACATGGCATTTCTGATGGATCTGCACCAAAGGCAAATTGCACCAGAGAACAAGTTCTGACTATGTTGGATCGTGCAGGAATCCTCTAAAAATAATTAAAAACTTTGCATTTACCTGTTTACAAACTATATAAGTTGTGATATAATAATAATATCAAAAAGGGATAACAAAATAAATAATCAACAAATGGAGGAAATTAAAATGGTAAAATTTATGAGAATTGTAGCAATGAATGCTAATGCTTATTTTATTCAGGAAGCTGAGAGAATTGGCTGCTGGAAGCAGAGAATTATTTCTTTTGATGATTTTGCTCAGTATATGAAGGAAAACTTCAAAAAGGAATATAATGAATTTGTTGAAAGTGGTAAGTCTGTAGATGATTTTTTCTATGACTATGGCTGCTCTGATGAGATGATTGAGATTGGTGAAAGCTACATTTTCGGAATAAACAAATAAAATCCCCTGATGAGTCTTTGAAAATTAAGACGAAATCCCCGAAAGGGGATCGGGACTATTCCCTAAAATAAATAATAAAAAGAGGTATTCAAAATGAAATTAAAAGAATTACTTGCATATGCACTTCATAACACTATTGTTCTGGTAAAGGATAACAAGAGTAAGAAAACGATTGCATATGGAGAAGCACAAGCAGTAATGAAAAGTCTGAAGAAAGATAGTGAAAAAGTACTTTACAGAAAAGTAGTATTCTTCTATACTGATTTTGCAATGGATTCGACCATCTTTGTTGTCTTAGTGGAATGAGGTGATATAATGGAAATGAAGAGAGAGGACTATATAAACAATCTTAAAGAAGGACATATCATAGCATATAAGAATGATAAAGGTATGTTTACTGGTAAGGTTATTGAAGTAAGGCAGAATAGCGTAGTTATTCAAACTATCAATAATTCTGTTTATACAATCAAGAAGGAAGATATTACGTGGGTTAAGTTAGGATCTCGCTGGCCTACTGGTATTTTTAATGCATTAGTAGCTTCTAAGGGTGAACATAATGGATGAATACATTAAAAAGCAAGATGTAATTGATTTAATTATGTCTCAGCCGGTGGATGCGCATTATCCAAGTTGGTATGCAGATCTTGTTGATAAAATTCCGGCTTGTAATTTAGAGGTGATAAATAAATAATGGCTAAGAAAGTATCTATCGATAAACTCATGCAAGATGTATTTTACTTAAATAACCAGATTAAAGGTCTTCAAATGCTTTTAGAGCAAAGAAAGTCAATGTTTAAGAAGTATTTTCAGAAGACGGGTCATACTTCTGTTTCTGATGATAATGTTTCTATTTATACTCAGGAGCGAACAAAAATAGAGTATGATATAAGAAAGCTAAAGAAAGAAAAGCCTGAAATTGCTAAAAAGATATTATCTAGAAAAATAGAAATAACTGACGCTAAAAGACTATTAGCATTGCTAAAGAAATATGGAGCAAGTAAGCAGGAAGTAAAAGCCTGCTTGAATGTATTTGCAGAAGTAGATGAAAATAAATTGAATAAACTTTATGAAAATGGAACTATTACGGTAGATGATTTATCTGGTTATTATACCGCCACTTCCAAATTATCTATTGCAGTAAAGGTTAAAAATGCTGATGGAGAACTCAAAATGTAATTCTACTACTTTTGCTGACATACTAAAACATTATGGTATGTATGAGCCAGAAACTAAATATAAAGTAGTTTGTCCATTTCATGGAGATGTAAATGCAAGTCTAGAAATAAATCAACAAAAAGAATTCTGGTATTGCTATGGCTGCAACAAACATGGAGGATCCATTGAGCTTGTAAAAAACTTTGCTGAATTGGAAGGCAAAAAACTAAATGATTTACAAGCAATGCAAAAAATCAAAAAAATCAGTAAATCCCCAATATATAATAATATATATAATATAAATAATAATACTAATAATTCTTCTGTTGATATATCTTATAAACAAGGAATTGATATTGCAAGAGATTATTATTTTAATTTACCAAAAACAAATTGGTTCAAACCAAATGGTGAAGAAGAAATAATAAACATCAGAAATTACATGAATAAAAGAGGATTTAAAAATATAACTTTATCCAGGGCTGAAGCAAAAGCTACTTACAATAAACTCTATTATATTTGTTTTCCAATGTATGATAATGGAGTGTTTAGAGGATATGTAATGCGAACTATGGATCCTGAGGTTGAACAAAAACGAAAGTACATGTACAATAAAGGATTTCGTAGAGAACGAACTTTGGCAGGAGATTATAGGACAAATACTTTAATTCTTGTTGAAGGATTTCTGGATAAAGTAAAGGCAAACCAAATTGGACTAAAAAATGTAGCTGCTATACTTGGTTGGAAAATAACTAATACACAGCTTAAAAAAATACAACGTAAAAAAATAAAGACTATACTTTGTGCTTTAGATAATGATGAATGTGGAAGAAAAGGATATAGGTATTTGAAATTCGTTTCTAAAACATTTGGATTCAAAGTAATTAGAATACATTATCCTAAAGGCATTAAAGATATGGGTGATATAACTTCTAAAAATGCTGATTACATTTTAAGGCAAGTAAAGAAGCATGGAGGAAGTTAAACAAAACTATTTACTTTCTTTTGTTGATGTGTTATAATTAACTTAGAAATTATTAAAGGAGTTCTTAAAAATGGCATTAAATCTTATTAAGAAGATGAAGGAAAACATTGCAAAGTCTGGTTCTAATCAGAGAGACGTAATGTATATTGCAGCAGATGCAGTTAAGCGAGTTCGTTTTCTCCAGGAACTTGATGAAGGATTTGAATTTCAGTTCCATAATAATTGGGAACCTAAGATTTATACTTTATGTAAGGATCCTGAAGATCATGAGTGCTGTGATCTTTGCAATCAAGGAATTCCACTTATCGAACAGTTTGTTTGGTCTGTATGGGATTATGATTCTAATTCGGTAAAGCTTCTGGTATTCAAGGCAAATGGTATTTCTCCTGTTCCTTCTCTTATTGAAATGTATGAAGAATTTGGAACCATCATGGATCGAGATTATAAGATCAAGAAGGTAGGCAAAGGAATGGGTTCTTCTTTTGTTGTTACCCCTCTCGATAAGATGCGTTTTAATAATAAGAAAGCAAAGCCTCATACCGAACTTGAGGTAAAGGAAATTTTCGAAAAGGCTTTTCCTTATAATGAAAATGATGATGAGGAAGATGAAACAGAGGAAGAGGAAAAGAAGGAAACAAAGAAGGCTAAGAATAAGAAATCTGCTAAGAAGGCAAAGAAGAGTCCGGAAGAAAAGCTTCGTGATTCCCTTGAAGATATGGAACTTTCGGAACTTAAGGAAATTGCTTATGAACTTGGCATGAGCAAGAAGGAAGTAAAGAAGCTCGACGAAGAAGAGCTTATTGATGAATTTATCGATAATTACGAGGTAGAAGATATTCAAGATATTATCGATGAAATGGAATATGATGAGGAAGATGAGGACGATGAGTGATAATAAACTTTATCCAACTCAGCAATTAACTTCTTTATTTGTTTACCAAGAAGAGTTCCAAAAGAAACTTGGTTATAAAAATGTTCCAGAAGATAATGCTTTAATGGCTAAGCACCATATCTTAGGATTGATCGGAGAGATCGGAGAGGTTCTTCAAGCAGATCAGCGTTGGAAAGATAATGGTAGAAATGAATATTATGACAAAGACGAGAAGTTAATGGAAATTGCAGACTGTTTGATTTATTTAGTTAATGTTTGCTTATATTCTAATTTTAGTGCAGAAGAACTTTATGAAGCTACAGTGAAAAAGATCGATAAGAATTTCAAGAGGTTAGTAAAATGATTTTAATTGTAGAAGGATCGAACAAAGTAGGAAAAACAACTTTTATCAATTCTCTTGTTGAAAACTTGAATAGGTTTAACAACATAGAGGTAGAGGTATTTAATGATCGCACAGCAATTGATGATACAAAAGAAGTTACAAAAGAAATGATGTATGAAATTACAAGAGATGATTTCATTAAAGCATTAAAGAAAAGTCTTGATAATGCAAATAAAAATTATATTTGTATTTTTGATCGTTCTTATATTTCTGAATATGTATATGGTAATATTTATAGAAATTATAAGAATAAAGACGTTCTTAAGATGGACAAATTTATTGCTAATATTCCATTTGTTAAACAATTATTTTTAATGTCTAATTATTCTCATATTGAAGATAATGAATTGAAGCTAAAATATTCCAGAATTCAATATGATATGATTTACGAAGTGATGAAGTGTAAATCTTCTTTCACAGTAAAGTGGATTGAAAATGAAAATGCAGCAGAAGATTTAGCTTATGGAGTTGCAAGCAAAATTGTAAAAGAAATTATGGAGGGTTAATATGGCTTCCAAAAAAATCAAGGCGGTATTTGACATAGACGATACTATTTGCCATGCAATAAATAGGGACTATGTAAATGCTAAACCTTTAAAAAATGTAATTGAAAAAATTAACCATTTACATGATGAATTAGGATTTGAAGTAGAACTTTATACTTCAAGAGGAATGATTTCTTGTAGTGGTGATCTAATTAAAATTGAAAAGAAGAACAAGCAAATTCTTGTTGATTGGTTGGAAAAGAATAATGTACATTATGATACATTAACTTTTGGTAAACCTATTGCTGATTTTTATGTTGATGACAAAGGTATTTCCTTAAAGGATTTTATGAATAACTCTTATAGAATTCTTAAAGGAGGATCTGGAAAAACGGTATATAAAATTGGTGATAAAGTAAAAAAAGAATTTGGATCACACAATGAGCTTATTGAATTTCAGGAATGGATTATGGATTGCAAAGACTATTGTAATTATCCAGAAGTTCATTCATACCTTTACGATTCTGTTTATATGGATTATATCGAAGGATATACTTTAAAAGATAGACCATGTATTTCAGATATCGTAAATGTAATGAAGGTAATTGATAAATTTTCTGAAATTCATTATGATACATTTAGCATGGAAAGGCAAATTGATACATTATTTAGAAATTGTTACATCGATAAGGAAATTGATGAAATGATTATTTATTGTATCAATGAATTAAATAAATATGAAAAAGAAATTGAAAAGCATGCTAGCTTTTGTCATGGTGATATGACATTAAGTAACATAATTTTCAATACAAAAAATAACAAACTTTATTTTATCGATTCAAGATATTTTAGAAATAGCTCTTCTTATTTATTTGATTATGCAAAACTTAAAATGAGTATTGATGGATATGAAAATAAATTTGGAATGAGTAGTTTTCATGTTGATAAATTTGGTAAAGATATTTTAAAATATAAATTAGAAAAAGAAGGAATTGCAAAACTTGTTACATTAATTGAATTTATGTACATTCTTCGATTAACTAGATACAAAAAAGAAAATGAATTGAAAATTGTAAAAGAATTTGCAAAGGAGGTAAAAAAAGAATATGAAGAATTATCTTAAAGGCATAAAGAAAGATAGTGATAAATTGGTAATTGGATTTACTTCTGTCGTTGGTGATATGTTACATGCAGGTCATACAATGATGCTAGATGAATGTAAGCAATATTGTGATTACCTTTACGTAGGATTGATTGATGATCCAACTAAAGATAGGCCAGAAAAGAATAAGCCAATTCAATCTCTCTTTGAAAGGTATATGCAATTAAGTTCACATCGTAGTGTTGACGAAGTAATTCCTTTGGATGGAGAAGCTGATCTTGATTTAGCAATTCGTTCGCTTCCAATTGATATTCGTTTTGTTGGAGAAGATTATGTAGGTAAAGATTTTACAGGTAAAGAAACTTGTGCTAATCTTGGTATTAAGATTATTTATAATCGAAGAAAACATAACTTATCTTCTACATATCTTAGAGCAAGAATTGAGAGTGAAAAGAAATGAAAATAGGAATTGCTAAACTTGGACAAAAGATTTATTTTAACAGAGATTCAAAAGAGGTAAAAAGAAGTAATACGAATGGTAATTTTGGAATATACAAACTTCTTACTTTGTTATTTGAATTAAATAAGTTTGATACATTCTATATGTTATCTGAGTCTGATTTAGATATGACATATTACCCTAATGCTATTCCTTGTTGTGCTGATCAAAATAAATTGGATGTAATAATTTTACTTCCAGGGCTGGTATTACATAAATCAGATTTAGATACATTAGAAGTAATAAAGAATAGTAAATGCAAATTAGTTATTCTTTCTGATGATCCTCGTTGCTTGAGAGAAACGCTAAAATATCTTAAAAGAAAACCAGATTTTGTTGGTATGCAAAATAATGATTTTGTTGAATGGAATGGAAACGTTCTTGAAGGTGAATATGTTCCACTTGAATGGGCTCAATGCTATAAGTTTGTCAATCCAATTTACTACTATAAACGATATGATTTTATGGTAATAGCTAATACTTCTGGTGATAAATATAATAGGATTAGTATTCTGAAGGATCTGATTTCTGGACTTAAAGTAGATATATATGGAAGATTAACAGACACAGAGAAAGAAATGTTAGGAAAAGAAAATTGTATAGGCGAAATAGATTATGATGCTATGCAAAAAGTATTATATAGATCTATGAGTACTTTAATTATTCCTATCGAAAAAGATCTTGTTACTTCCAAATATATTGAAGCAATACAAAATAGAGTAGTTCCAATTTTCTATAAAGATTACAATACAAAATTATTGAACTTAGATAATTATCCATTTATTGTTGAAAATAAAGAACAACTTGTGGAAAAATTAAATTACATAAAAAATAATGCTCATAAAGTAAATACAATACTTGATGCTTTATATTATACTTTTGTAGAACAAAATATTGATGGAAAGCAATTAAATAAAATTATAAAAGATATAATTATAAGATAAGGAGATAAGTTATGGAATGCAATAAAATTTATAAATGTAATTCGGCAAATGATGCATGGAATTTTTGGTATGCGACTTTAAGCGATCAGAGTCAATTAAATAGTTCTAGAGATGGTTTTGTTGCTGGAGAAGTAATAAATGCTATCACTGTGATTGAGGATCCTACTAGAAATATTGTAACAAGTCCTACTAGAAATTTATCTATGAGATATGCTATTGGAGAATTACTTTGGTACTTATCTGGAAATAATAAATTAAAAGAAATTTCAAAGTATACCAAAAATTGGAAACGTTTTTCTGATGATGGTGTAAAAGTAAATTCAAACTATGGTTGGTGCATTAAGAAAAAATATGGATTTGACCAGTATGAATACATTAAAGAACTTCTTAAAGAAGATAACTATACAAGGCAAGCAGTAATTCATATTAAAGAACCTAACAACGAACATAGCAAAGATGTAAATTGTACAGTTTGTTTGCAATTCTTTATTAGAGAAAATAAACTTTATATGACAACTTACATGAGATCTTGTGATGTTTGGTTTGGCTTTCCATATGATGTATTTAATTTTTGCAATTTGCAGGTTTTGTTATCAATGGAACTTGGAATTGAACTTGGTACATATACTCACATTTGCGGCTCTTTGCATTTATATGAGAGGGATAAAAAATGAATGCATTGATAATTCCTTCGGGATTTGTAAAAGGACAAAATGTTATTTTAAAAAGTATAGTAAAACAACTAAGCAATTATGTAGATGATTTTGTTGTAATAGATTTATATAAAACAAATAAATTAAAGAATTTATTAAAAGAAGAAAATATAAAATATATAAACTTTGAAGAAATTGATATAAATATAACATTTCAAGAACAAATTAAAATTTATGATAATTTCTTTAAAAAGAATAAAATAGATACATTATTTGTTTTTAGAATGCCAATAAACGAAGCAATAAAACATAAAAGAAATGGAACACGAAAATACATTGAAAGAGTAACAAAGAATTAATTATCTAATTTGGTATTTGCAATGAATAGTTTGGCAGTAAGGCAATTGCTATTGATTCGTCAGGCAAGCAATTATTGCAAAAAGATAGTTCATATTGTGTTTGATCCGCAAGAAATTAGACTACATGAATTTATAGATAATAATCAAAATTTAATAGAAGCATATTTCCTGAAAAGAAAAGGTATGAAATATGTTCCAACTTTTGAAAAATATTTATTTGAGGAATTAAGTAAATACAGTGCTGAGAAAAATATTGAGCTTTCTTTTTATTGCACAGCATTATCAAAAGATAGAACTTTTATAAGTGATAAAAAAGATGAATTAGAAAATTATAAAGATAACTGGGATGTAAGAATTATAAACACAGCTAAGCAGATGATAAGTCAAAACGAATATTATGATAAGCTAATAAATTCTAAATATACATTGATTATAAAATCATATGATGTAAGGACGTTTAGTTTTATTAGATTTTTGGAATCTTTATCATGTAATTGTTTACCTCTGATTGTTGATGATGTATGTTTAGATGAATTACAATTTACATATCCAAATGTTTATGATATAATAATTAAAAGAGGACTAGTTACAAAGTTAGATGCAAAAGAAATTGAAAACAAATGTACAAAATTAAATAAGCAAAGAGAAGTAATAATAGAAGAATTATTAGAGTCAATAAAAGAAAAAGGAATTTTTGATGATGATAAATTGCGAAAATTCTATAAGAGGTTAACAAATGTTTGATTTACATAGACATGATGAATATTCAACTTTTGATGGTTTTGGAAAAGCTAAAGAACTTGCTGTTCTTGCAAAAGAATTAGGTTATAGCAGTTTATGTACAACTAACCATGGTAATACAAATGGTTTGATTCAAACATATCAAGCTTGCAAAGATGAAGGCATTAAGGCTATTCTTGGTGTTGAAGGATACTTCCTTCCGAAGTACAAAGAAAAGAAAAGAGGCTTTCATCTTTGCTTGATTGCTAAAAATCTTAAAGGTTATGGTAACTTAAATCGAATTCAATATGAAGGAGAAAAGCAAAAGTATTATAACCCTATTTGGGATTTTGATTTGTTGGAAAAATATCATGAAGGTCTTATTTGCACAACAGCTTGTGTAGCTGGTTATTTAGCTTTTTGTATTAGAAATGATAGAGACGATGTAGCTAAAAAATATTTACGAAAACTTAAGAAGATATTTGGTGAAGATCTATATGTTGAGATTCAACCATACAAAGTATCTGAAAAAGGTTTACAAGAACAAGTAAATATTAAGTCTATCTTGTTGGCAAAAGAACTTGGCATTAAGTTAATTCTAACAAGTGATTCGCATAGAGGAAGAAAAGAAGATTTCCCAACATATATAAAGATGCATGAAATTGCTGGTCATGGAACAATGGATATTGAAAATACCTATAAAGATAGGTACATGCCGGAATATAATGAAATGGCCAAAAGATTTTACATGATGCATAAAAATGATCTTGGTAAAATAACTGCTAAAAAGTTAGCAAAAGAAATGTATAAAAATCTAGATGAGATTGAAGAGAAATGCGAAGCTAATTACTTAGATTCTCTTCCGCTAAATCTACCAAAGTTAACTCAAGAAAAAGGACAAACTTCTAAAGATGTTCTAATTGAGAAAGTAAAGAATGGCCTTAAAGAACGAGGAAAATATAAAAAGGAATATTTAAATAGATGTAAAGAAGAGCTTAAGGTAATTTTCTTTCACGGATTCGAAGATTATTTTCTTATTGTTGCTGATTATGTTAACTGGGCAAAAGCTCAAGGTATTGCAGTTGGTCCTGGACGAGGTTCGGTTTGTAATTCTCTTGTTGCTTATGCATTAAAGATCACAGAGGTTGACTCTTTATTCTTTGATCTGGACTTTAGACGATTCCTCAGAAAAGATAAAAGTAAGTTTCCTGATATTGATCTGGACTTTGAGACATCTAGAAGACATGAAGTAATAGAATACCTTTGCAATAAATATAAAGGACATGCAGCACGTATTTGTTCATATGGTCTTTATAAGGTAGATAATTTAATTAACGATCTTGCCAAAGTATGTGGTCTTGTTGAGACAGTGGAAGGCAAACAGGTTCCAAATAAAGAAGAGATCAAAAAAATTAAATTACTTATTAACAAATTCATTATAGATGAAAAGCTAGATGTTGAAGGCCTGATGAACCATCCAAAGGGCCAATACTTTAATGCTAATTATGATAACATTTTAGTTCATTTTGCTAAGTTATTCAAAAAGGTTAGATTTATTGGAACCCATGCAGCTGGTGTAGCTATTACAGGTGGTAACCTACTTGATTATGTTGCTTTAAAAATCGATAAGAATGGTGATGTATATACCAACTATGATCTTATAGACATTGAAGCAATAAACGTAATTAAGTTTGATATTCTTGGTCTAAAAACCATGGAGTCTATTGGTGATCTTAGAAAGGAAACTAATTCTTTTGTTGACTATACAAAGGAAGTAAATGATCCAAAGATTATCAATTATTTTTATAAAGGCAAATGTGATGGCATATTTCAGTTTGAAAAACAAGCTGCAAGAGATATTCTAAATAATATACATTGTGATAGCTTTAATGATATAGTAGCAGCTTCCGCAATGAATAGACCTGGACCTCTTAGCTTAGGTATGCCAAGTATTTATGCTGAAAACAAAATAAATCCAGAAAATACTAAAGATACACTATGGTATGAAGAGACTAAAGAATCTTATGGTACTATTATTTATCAGGAACAAGTGCAGCGTATTTGTGTTGAGCTAGCCGGTATGGAATGGGGAGACGCAGATAAAATTATGAAGTTCATGAAGGGTGGCAACACTACAGAGAAAATGCTACAACTTCAAGAGCAATACAGAAATGAGCTTCTTGGTAAATTTAGTAAAGGACTTAAGAAACTTCATAATGTTCCTTTTAATGAAGCAGAACAATTATTCGACGATATGACTTGCTATACATTCAATAAAGGCCATGCAGTTGGTTATTCTCTTATTTCTGTTGAGGAAATGTATTATAAAGTATATTATCCAAATGAATATTGGTTTGCTAAATTAAAATATGCTAAAGATGATGCTGAATTTGCAAAGTTCAGTGGAAAAGCTATAGCAGATGGATCTATTATATTTCTTCCTCATGTTAACTATTCGTTAGAGAAAACTTCATTAAGACCTGTTGATGGAGAAAAAGTTATACAACAAGGGTTAAGTTCAATAAAGGGTGTTGGTTCTAAGGCAGCATTTGCTATTGAACAGGAAAGAATTAAAAATGGACCATATAAAGATTTCGACGATCTTGTTGATAGAATTGAAAAACGTAATTTGAATGCAAGAGTTCAAAAACTTTTAATTAGTTCTGGTGCAGTCGAATTCAATAAGGCAAAATACATTAACCGTGTAGAAAGATATAATGCATCACTATTAGCAAAGGCTGGTGTTTAAAGATGGATTTAGCTGAAATTAGTAAGCTTTGCAAAGATATTGAAAAAAAGTCAGGTAAAGGATCTATTTTTACTGTTGGTAAAAATGCTTCATTGCAAATTCCTCGTTGGCAAACAAGGATTGAAGCGTTAGATAATATTATTGGTGGAGGCATGCCAAAAGGTCGTATTATTGAGATCTTTGGCCCTGAAAGTTCTGGTAAAACTTCTCTTATGTACTGGCTAATGTCCCTCCATTCTTTAGGTTTATATATTCCTATTGAAGGTACTTACGATGAAGAACGTGCTTTGCAAATGGGAGTTCAAAAAGGTAAGATGATCGTTCATCGAGCTAATTATGGTGAGGAAGCTTTAAATGATGTACTTAAGTTTGCCAAAGCTGGTATACCTATTATTGGTCTCGACTCGGTACCAGCGTGCCAGCCTAAAGATGACATTACCAAGATTGAAAAAGATGCTGAGAATGAAGTTAGAATTGGTGGAGTTGCTCGACTGTTTTCAAAAATGCTTCCTTCTATTGTTAGAACCTGCGAAGAATCAGGAACAACTTTAATTCTTATCAATCAAGTACGAGATAATATGAATGCAATGCTTTTTGGCGATAAGGATGCTACGCCAGGAGGCAGAGCTATTAAGTTCTATTCTTCCCTTCGTATCAAAGTAGCTCGTAGAGCTTGGATTGAAATACCTAATAAGAATCCTAACATTTCAGCTAATACTGAAAAGGTTGGACTTATTATGAAAGCTAAGGTTCAAAAATCTAAGGTATCAAATCCGTTTGCTGAATGCGAAATGCCTTTCTTTTTTGATCGAGGTTTTGTTGGTTACGATGATATAGTTTCTATTAGAAAAGAGCTAATGAAACAACGTCGAGAACAATATAATACCTAACAATTATCTAATCTGATAAAGCTAAAAATATATAAATATGATCTGATGGGACCAGAATTTACATACATAATATTTCTATTGTTAATATTTTCTATCCCATCAGAATTATATAGTAAAGGATAATAAAATGAAAATGAAAGAACAACTTGCTAAAGCTCAGCAAGGAAATAATACTTGGTCAATGATTATTGAGTCAAGACTGAACAAATTATACTATACGTCAACAGAGCATGAAAATAGATATGGATTACATGCTTCTGCTGTAATTGCCAGTGATAATGATTTTTGCTATAGAGAACAACTTTTATCTCTATTTTATGAAATGAACCAAGGTGAACAACTTCCTGTTAGCCTATTAAGAATATTCGCAACTGGAAATGCTTTGCATGAAAAGTGGTACCAATTATTTAGAAGGGCAGGTATAGACGTAGCAATTGAACGAACTTTGTTTCTTAAGAAATACGACCTTAGTTTTACTATTGATGCTTTACTTGATTTCGGAGATGGTGAAGAAATAATTTGCGACGTTAAGTCTATGAATACATTTTCTTTCAATAAAAGTAAAGGACATCCTTCTGGAGAGAAACAGATAAATTTTTATTTATGGGCTCTTAGTAAATATACTGGTAAAGCTCATAAACGAGGTTTTGTTTTAAGAGATAGCAAAAACGATTCTAATTTCTCTGTTGTGCCGGTATATTATGATAAAGAAAAAGTAAAACCATATATTGACCGTTTAAAGCAAATTCAATATTATAAAAAGCAATTTGTAGAAGAGCATAAAGTACCAGTTAGAAAATGTCCTAATTGTGATTGTAAACGAGCTTCCGGTTGCGGTATGAGAGACGCTTGTTGGAACATTGGTAAAGGTAGAATTAAATTACCAAAGGAGGTTCAACCTCTATGGGAAAAGCTGTAAATTCAAATGCAACAAAAAAAGATAGACAATATCAAGGTCAAAGATGCATAATTGGTCTGGACCAGAGTTATAAAAGAACAGGTATATCTATTGCCGTTAATGGTAAATTAAAGAAGGTTACTTCAATTGATTTTAAAGGAGTAAAATCAAAAACAGCTAAAAGATTACTATTGTCTGAGAAATTAGATAAAGCTATTAAATCTTGTTTAAAGAAATACAAACCAGAAGATATAGCTATTGTATGTGAACGCATTAGAACATTTACATCTAGTTATGATATAAGACCAGATTATATGAAATCAACAGGAGCTTTAATTGCATACATTGTTGACACAGGTTTTAAATATGGAATTACTACCTATAGCATAGATACAAGAGCCTGGAAATCTGCAGTATTAGGTAGTTCAAGACCTATATTTCCTCCAGTTCCAGGAGTAAAAGATCCTCAAAAGTTTGGTTCTGTTGCTTATATTATGAAATTAGGTTTTGAAGATAATTTACGTAGCAAGTCTAATCGTAATAAATACTATATGGATGATGATATGGCTGATGGAGCCTGTATTGCATTAAGTCCATTTAAGGCTGATAAAAATAAATTTCTGAAAGAATTTTAAATAATATATGAAAAAACTATTTACAATCTAGTTCTGACGTGATATAATATAATCAAGGAAAGGGAATACACAAAAGCAAATAAACAACAAAAAAGGAGTTAATTAAAAATGGAACTTTACGAAATCATTCTCAGATCCCCTAATGGCATTGAACAGAGCATGGGAGTTTTCAACAGAGAAGACGCTATTAGAGAACAAACTAGAATTCGTAACGAACTGTCTGCTAAGTATGGCAAGCGCGTAGCTTATGCTTTTGGTATTCATGTTTGTTATGTTGAATTGGGTGATATGTAAAATGGAAATGCTAAGAGATGTTTGCCGAGGATTCTATGATATTTATTTATTCCTAAATGATCTTCATGGTTATAAAAGAACATTCGCTTTCTTTAGCATTTTACTTTCACCAATTCCTTGTTGGTTTATCGTTTCAATGTTAATTATTATTTTAGAATAAATTCGAAACTGAGGTTAATTCCTCAGTCTATCAGGGATTAGCTCCTGATACTGATGATGATATTGCTATAATACAATTAAATAAATCTAAGTCCGAATAATCAATAACACTGTCCATAATCAATATATGCTACTAATACAAATAGCAATATCGATTATCAGATTTGCTAAATGTTCTGTTTTCGAACAAAATAATCTCCAAAAGTATTCAAATTAAATAATTAAAGTCAAATAATCACAATAAAAATTTTGTACAATATAAATAAATTACATTCCTATTTTGTAGCATAAGTTTTATTTATCTATACAAACTTTCAAAAATATTGTACAAAATTAAATTCCAAAGATTGTACAAATTATACAATATTACTAAAGTTCTGATTTCCATAACAATTTCAATTCATTAGTAAGTTGTAAAGCAAAGGTGGTACCACTAATGCCTAAAAGATCTGGTAAATTTTATTCAAAAAATGAAAAACAAACTTTAAGATCTCTTGGTCTTAAACCTGCTCCAGCATCCGGAGCTGGATGGGTTGTAAAAGAAGATGGAGAAAATGAAACGTTAATGGTTCAATTAAAATCAACAGATGCTTTAAGTTATCGTATAACTAGATTGGACATGAAAAAACTTGAATTCCATGCCGAAGTTTCCAACAAAGTACCAGTATTTTTGGTCCAATTTCTAAAAGATGATAAACTTTATGCAATTGTAGATGTTAATAACATTGATGATTTGTTTTATGGGTTAAAAGGAATAAGACCCAACTCCTCTATTATAAATAATAATATATTATATAATAATACTGATCTGTCTGTATATTCATCTGTTGATAAATCAACATCTGAATATCCATCCATATCAGTAAATAGAAAAGAGATAAAAACTAGTAAAAGTTCAAGAGATAAATTCTTTCTAGAACAAGAAAAAAAGTTTAGAAAAAAATAAAAAAATCTATTTACATTCATTTATGTTTGTGATATAATAGATTTAAGGGGAAGGAGGGATAAAAAAATGGAAAGCGAAAACATTAAAGCAATGGGTTATTACAATGGCCACTCAGCGAAAGGTAATTTTGATGTTGAATTAAAACTTAGATTTCTTGAAGACCAAGCGTATAATGCATTGCAATTTATTTCCTCTGTAGGTCATCAACTTAGATTGGTAGCAAAGCAAAAAGGAATTGAGGATCCAATCAAACTTGGTACTTTTAATTTCTACAATTTGAGAGTTGATAGAGATGCCAATGTTTATGTATCACTGAGAGCAAATCAAGATTTTTGTTTTGTTAATAATATTACAAAGTTAATGCAGGAAGATATCTTTACTTTTGTTGCTAAAGTTATTCCAAATGAATAACTTAAATAAAATTTTATTGGTAAAATACCAAACATTAAAAGGAGAGTTAAAAAATGGCTGAAAATTATTCTGTCAAGCAGGTAGTTGAAATTATTAAGAATGGTTCCGTTACTGAACGAGTAGATGTAGCTCGTCGTTATCCGCTTCTTTCTCAGGTAGCACTTAGTCTTCCGGATTTTGCAGTTGATATGCTGAATTCTATTAAGTATTGCAATGCTCGTAAAATTGATCGTTATTATCAGGATTTCCTTAATGGTGATGCTGATGATCAGGATAATGAAGATGTTGAGGATACTGAAGAGGTAGCCGAGAAGCCGAAGAAGAAGGGCCGTCCTTCTAAGAAGGCTAAGGAGACTGATGAAGATGAGACTGAAACAGACGAGGATGAAACAGATGACGAAGACGAGGAAGCTTCCAAGAAGTCCAAGAAGTCCAAGAAGGCTTCCAAGAAGTCTAAGAAGGTCGACGATGACGAAGACGAATCTGATGAGATGGACGAAGAAGATGATGAGGCTGAAGATGATGATGAGAAGCCTGTAAAGAAGTCCAAGAAGGCAAAGGCAAAGAAGAGCAAGAAGCCGGAACCTGAGGACGATGACGATGACGACGATGATTTCGATTTTGATGACTAATCTTTGTTGAAAATAAGATATTTGGAGGGGAAACAAAATCCCCTCCTATATCCCTATTCAGGAGGTAGTTATGGAAATTTATCAAATCAAAAGTTTAGATTGCACAAAAGGTAAAAATAGAAGAACACTTGCTTTAGAAGTTGCGACTTTGCTTGGTAAAGATTCGCCCCTAACAAGTGAACAAATTCAAAAGGCAGCAGAAAAAATCTCAAAAAAGTATGGTTACAAAATTCAGCAAATTCAATATTCTGTTGAAAATAAAGATTTATGCTGGGTATCGTTTGATACAGGCAATGGGTATGCTATTTACCGAGCAAATAGTAAATATGAAATTGCAGCAAAATTTATTTTGTTGGTAAATGAATATAGAAAACATAAAAAGAAAGTAGATGAATTTAAGTGAGATATAATATATTTACTGACGGTTCTTGCTTAAACAATCCAGGGCCTGGAGGATATGCTTTTATAGCATATAATGAAGAAGATTTCTCTAAGCCATTTCTTAAAGTATCCGGAGGAAAACCGGAAACTACAAATAATGAAATGGAACTTATGGCAGTTGTTAGAGCTTTAGATCATATTATTGAAACAATTGCAAAAATTAGATCCAATGTGATACATACTATTTATATTCATTCCGATTCTGCATATATTGTTAATTCTATTAACAACAACTGGGTAGACTTTTGGAAGAAAAATAATTGGTATACTAAAGGTGGAACTCCAGTAAAAAATAAAGAACTTTGGGAACGTTTATTAGAACAAATGGAAAATAAAAAATGTCATATTCGTTTCATTAAAGTAAAAGGTCATTCTGGAGATGTAAATAACGAACTTGTTGACAAAGCTGCTGTTGCTGCATCTAAGAGAATGGCTGGTGAGTCAAATGCAAAATAAAATTCCAACTATTGGAATTACATTAAAAATATGTTCTTATAAATTTCATGCTTTTAACGAAAAGGATGCTTATTTAAAAGGATGCAAAAAATTAGCCAATGTTATGGCCTCAAAGAAATATCAAAATATAACAACAAAAATAGTAAACCTTGGAGAAAATACTTTCGAGTTTGTTGTTTATACAATGCTTGATATTACTGAGGAACAATCCCATTTTTGTAAAATGTGTAAAGAAATGCATTGTTCGTTTTATATAAATGAGGAATATAATTGCAGTCGTTGTAATTATAAAACATTTTTGAAGCGAATGAAAGAAAAGCTTCTAATCTCCAGAGGTTACTATCGAGAGCAATTTCGTAAGTAAGTAAGGAGATAATTAAATGCCAGCAAAAGCAATAGATTATGATGAATATACCGAAAAAGAACTTTTAAAGATGAAGCATAGTGAAGCCATTAAAGGAATGACGGAGCAAGCTCAAAGGTTTTGTGAGGTATATGTAAAAAGTAAAAATATCAAGACTGCATGTGTTGCAGCGGGATATAAAAATATTTCTGCAGCAGGTTATGGATTTAGACGTAACCCTAAATGTCAAAGATACATTCAATGGCTAAAAGTTAGAATTATGAAAAGATGTATGGTTGAGGCTGAGGAAATAATTGAGCATTATGTTCGTATTGCTTTTGCTGATATGACTGATTTTGTTGAAATATATCCCAGTTCAATTAAATTAAAGCCGACTACACAAATTGATGGACAACTTATAAAGTCTATAAAATCTGGTCGTGATGGAATATCTATTGAGCTACATGATAAATTGAAGGCTTTAGATTTCTTAGCAAAGTATTGTGCAGATATGCCAAAGGATTATAAACAAATTCTTGAAGAACGTAAAATGGATGTTGTTGAGCAAGAATTTGAACTTAAAAAGAAAATGTATGATCTTGAAAGTGGAGTAAAGGAAGACGATGGATTTATGGAAGCTCTTGCTAAATCTGCTAAAAAGGTCTGGGATGATGATGAGAGTGAAGAAAAAGATGAATGATCTTTAAAAATAATTATTTACATTTTGTAGGAAATGTGATATAATAATTATAGAAACAAATAGCAATAAATAATCTCAAGGAGGTAACAAAAATGAAGAAATGGTGGATTGAAGGACATAATCTCGTAAGTATTATTGTTGATGCAGAATCTTTTGATGAAGCAATTGCTATTGCAAGAAAAGTAAACAAAGGTTATTCTGGAGGCAGCGTAATTGAGATTGATGGTGAACCGGTAGAAAATTTTTATATTAGAAATAATAAGGAGAAGTAATCATGAATAAGTTTAAATTTACAAAAGAGCAAATTGAAAATATGATTTCCATTCATAATTTGGGTGGTTCATATAGAGCAATTGCTTTAGAATATGATTGCTCTGAAGCTACTATTAGAAGAGTAATTAAAAATTATAGCATTGGTCATATTACAAAAATTAGAAATGAAAAGGAAGAAAATAAAGTGGAAAATGTATTCAGTGAACCGGTAAAAACTTATGAGCCTATTGAAAAGGTTTGCAAGCGTTGTGGTAAGAGTTTTATAATTCCTCCGTATGAGCAGAAGTTGGATGATGTAAAAGGATTTGATCTCCCACTTCGTTGTCCGGAGTGCAGAGAATTAATGAGAAAGAAAATTGCAATTACTTGTGTTGATTGCAATAATGTGTTTACAATTACTCAAGGTAAGAAGGAAGCAATGGAAGCAAAAGGTTTGATTATTCCAAAGCGTTGCCCAGTATGCATTAAATTTAAGAAGGAAGCAAATGCTAAGCAAATTGAAAAGAATGCTTGGAAGTCTCCTTCTCTGGATTTTGATCCAGATAAAGATTGACAATATCTAATCTCCTTCGTTTAAGGTAGCAACAAATAAAAAATGGTAATTCCCTCCTAAATGTTTATCAAATTCGTAACTTTGTTGCTACCTATACGGGCCTTTAGCTGAGTTGGTTACAGCCTTCCGCTCATAACGGAAAGATCCTCAGTTCGATTCTGAGAAGGCCCACCAAATGCCGTTATGATGGAATGGTAGACATAGAGGACTTAAAATCCTTGGCTATTGTAGCGTATGGGTTCGAATCCCTTTAGCGGCACCAGTACAGGGGTATCGCCAAGTGGTAAGGCATCGGCCTTTGACGCCGGCATTCGTTGGTTCGAATCCAACTATCCCTGCCAAAGCAATAATCTAATTTATAATGTTAATTTATAATAGCTGTGATTGGCATCCTCATTTAAATCTCCGTCGGATTTAATTAGATTATTGCTTATATGCGAATATAATTTAATGGTAGAATATCAGTCTTCCACTCTGATTGTGTGGGTTCGATTCCCATTATTCGCTCCATTTCGAGGTATAGCTCAATTTGGTAGAGTTCATGTTTTGGGAGCATGTTGTTGCAGGTTCAAATCCTGTTACCTCGGCCAGCAAACAAAATAAAAGAGGTGGTTAAAATTAAAATCAGAAGTAATGATTTTATTACAAATCACAGAAGATTCAAAGTAATTTTCAGTAATGGTGGAGAAAGAGAATACGAACTGAATAGAGAGAATAAAGGAATTTTCTTTTATGATGTTTATAATGGTAAAGAAAAGTTAGGATTTACTAGAGTTACTTTACATCAGCAATTTATAGAGAAATTTCCAGGAGCTAGATTTTATTCGATATAAAATAGCTACAATATAAATAAAATCCATAGTGCAGAAACTCCACACACACTTATTGTAGCTATTTTATATAAATAACAAAAAGGAGAAAAACAAAATGAAATTAAAGAAGCTATTAAAAAATGTTCAAACAGGATCTGAAATATGTGTAATGAATTCAGATAATGGATCGGTAAAATTTAGTGGTTGTGCAAATGAACTATACATATTGATTAAGAACAAAGAATTTTATAATTTAGAAGTTTCTTGTATTAGAGCTTCATATATTAATTCTAAAGATTCTGTTGTTTTAGAGATTTATGTAGAAAGAGATAAACTAACAAATAGCAAAAGTATTAGGAAGCTGTAAGGCTTCCTTTTACTCGTATATAGGAGGTAATTAAAATATGACAGCTTTTGAAAAGTTAATTGAATTAAAGAATAAGTTCAATTTATCTGGTGAACGTTCTGTTGAAATTCATTGTATGTATGAAGGTGAGAATGTTCAGGGAGTATCTGGTCCTATTGATATTTTACTTAATACTCACGCAAGAATGCTTGGGCATCTTACAGTAATTAAAGATAGAGTAGAAACTGATCAGGTTGGTTATCCAAAGTTTATTATTGAAGTAGAAGATCCTGATGATTGTGATATTTTAAAACAAGATCCGGACACTATTGAAAAATCTTTAGCAGGCATTGAAGGATATAGTATTCAGCCTGGAGTTGATAATAGACCAGTTGAAGAAAAGCCGGTTGTATAATGAGTTATAGAAGAGAATTATTAGAAAAGGCTACAGATATAGTTGAAGGCAACAGAGATCAAGAATATGGTAAACCGGAAAATAATTTCAAATATATAGCTTCTATGTGGAATGCTTATTTGAATGGAAGATCTCATATTGATGTAGATGATGTAGCTAATATGATGATACTTTTAAAGTTGGCAAGAGCTAAAACGAATCCGGATCATTTAGATTCTTTTGTTGATATAGCAGGTTATGCAGCTTGTAATTATGATATAATAAAATCTATAAATACAAAATATTCTGCAGATTGAGAAAGGAGGTAAATATAATGGATTTAATTGAAAAGTTAAACCAGTTAAGATTAGATGATTTTGATTATATATCTATTAAGGTATTCAATAAAAAAGGATATTGGCATAAATACTTATCTGGTTTTTATAAGCAATTAAAGAAAAAAATCCATAATAGTAATTCTCTTGTTTTTAAAGAAATGTATATAGAAAATGGAATATATAAAATAGAAGTATTAGATCCATTATATAAATAAATATGAGTTTCAAATGGTCTCCTTTTTCTAATAAACAATTAAAACTATTAACATGGTGGATGGTAGATACTAATAGTAAATATAATGGTATAATAGCAGAAGGAAGCGTTCGTTCAGGTAAGACTTTGATTTTATCGTTTAGTTTCGTTAATTGGGCTATGTCTAGCTATAACGGAGTGAATTTTGCTATTACTGGTAAAACTATTGGATCACTTAGAAGAAATGTAATAGTAGGTTTAAAAGAGATATTATTTAGTAGAGGATATAAAGTAATTGATAGACAAAGTCAAGGTTGTTTAATAGTAGCTAAGAATAATGTAGTAAATACGTTTTATTTATTTGGTGGCAGAGACGAGAGAAGTCAGGATTTAATTCAAGGTATTACTCTGGCAGGAGTTTTATTCGATGAGGTAGCTCTTATGCCAGAGAGTTTTGTTAACCAAGCATTAGCCCGTTGTTCTGTTGAAGGATCTAAGTATTGGTTTAATTGTAACCCTGAAGGACCAAAACATTGGTTTAAGGTTAATCATATAGATAAAGCAAAAGAAAAGAAATACTTAGACGTACATTGTAACTTAGAAGATAACCCTTCTCTCAGTAAAGAAACAATAGAGAAATACTATAATATGTTTCAAGGAGTATTCTATCAGAGATATATATTAGGCAAATGGGTACAAGCATCTGGTATTATATACGATTCGTTTGACCCTGAAAAGAATACGTATACTGATCCTAATGTATTACCAGTAAAGGCAAGGGAAAATGATATACCAGCAATATATGGATCTGACTTCGGAACGCAGAATCCTCAGGTATATTTAAGAGCCTATAAGATTAGAATGCCAGGAGATCCAATTCCATTTCTATTTGTTGATAATGAGTACTATTATTCAGGTAGAGATAAATTAAAGCAAATGGAACCAAGACAATATGTAGAAGCCTTCCACCAGTTTAATGGAGATAGAAGATATACTAATATTGCGGTAGATCCATCTGCCACCCCTTTAATAGCTGCCCATAAAAATGCAGGAGATCGAGTTATACAAGCTAAGAATGATGTAGCAGAAGGTATAGCAAAGGTAAGTACTTTAATGAGTATAGGCCATTTAAAAATAAATGCTAATAATTGTCCCAATTTAATTTCCGAGATTGGAATGTATAGCTGGGATGAGAAAAAGATAGCAATTGGTAATGAGGTACCTATAAAGGAATTTGATCATTGTTGTGATGCTCTTAGATACATAGTAAATACAAACTTTAGTCAATATGAAATCTATGGAGAGAAAATAACAAAGAGGTATAGAAGAGGTGCTTAGGCATGAATTTATACGAAAGGTTATTTCGCAGTCTCCTAATATAGTAAATGGCAAAAAGTTTGATTACCAAGTGTTGGAAGATAAAGAAAACTACTATTTGTATCGTATTCCTTTTATGGAAGAAAAACAGCTATTTACAACAATACCAAAGATGTTTATTGACAGTCCAGTTAATTGGATAAATCATATATACCATGGAAATCAGTTCTATTATGAAGATGGTACTCCCAGGGTTGGAGGAACAAATGGTAGATATCCCGGTTGTGGTATTGGCAATTGGAAAGGTTCTTTAAACAATCCATACGTACAAAAGATCAGAAAGCAAAATATACTATTTCTTTGTTGATAAAATAATTGTTTACAAATAACTAGTTCTAGTATATAATATAATATATAATATATTAGGAGGAACAAAAATGGGAAACTATTCTATAGCTTACTATTCGGCAGTGGCTTTGGCAAATGATATGAAGCATATTCATACCCATGCTAAAGGAGCTTTGTTTGATAACATTCATGCTATCTGCAATGAGTATTATGAAAAGGCAAATGAAGAAGCCGATACATTAGCTGAGCTTGCAATGGAAAAAGGGGACACAGTTTATAATTCTTCTTATTTACTTAGTGAATTGAATTATAAGCCAACCAATTATAGCAATTATGGTTTTGAATTGGCAATGCGTGCAGCAAAAGGTTGCATAGAAAAATATGTAAAAGTATTAGCTGATCTTAGAAATAAAACCAATGATCCTTCTGTTCAATCTTTGTTGGACGATATTGTAAGGTATTGGAAGAAGGAAAAAGACTACAAGATTAAAGCCCGTTTGGCTGACTCGGAATAATGGAGGTTGTAACTAATGAGCAGGCAGGCTACTAAAATGAGAAAAAGAAAAAGGCAGCAGGCCATGCAAGATAGTCTAACCAAATTAGCTCCTGGTCTTGTATTGGACGATGCCGGTATTATAAGTGCTAAAAAAGCTTTAGATGCATATACCAATATTCCAGCTAATTTGGGTATGGGATCCAATAACCTTTCCCAAACTGGTCGTTATGTAATGGAACGATTTACATGGGATTATATGACTCTTAATACTCTGTTTAGAAATAACTGGATTGCTAAGGCAATTATTGAAAAGCCGGCAAATGAGATGATGAAAAATGGATTTATTATTCAATCTCAAATTGATCCGGATAAAATCCAAGATATAATGAATACTTGGAGAAGAACAAGAACAGAGGCAAGATTCCTTAAGTGCATTAAATGGGCAAGGCTTTATGGTGGCTGCTTACTTATTCCTCTTATCGAAGGACAAGAAGATATGAGTGAGCCTTTGGATCTAGATTCCATTATGGCAGGAGATTATAAAGGTTGTATGATTATTGACAGATGGTCCGGTGTTTCTCCTTCTGTTGAATTGGTAACCGATATAAGTGATCCACATTTTGGAACCCCAGCTTATTATGATGTTTCTGATGATACTACTGGTAAGACAATCAGAATGCACCATAGTAGAGTTATTAAGATGATTGGCAGAGAACTTCCATATTGGGAGGAAATTGCTGAATCTTACTGGGGAGCTTCTGAGCTCGAACATGTATATACAGAATTAAAGAAACGTGATGATACTTCAGCAAATATCGCATTTCTTATTTTCCTTGCTAATATTAGAGTTCATAAAATGGATGGCTTAGCTCAAATGTTAACCATGGGAGATCAGGAAGCTGCTCAGCATGTTTATGATACAATGGTGGCTATGAACCGCTTAATGTGCAATACTGGTACTGTTGCAATGGACAAGGATGATTCTTTTGAAATGCACCAATATACATTTGCTGGTATAAATGATGTATATGAGAGCTTTATGCTAGATATATCTGGTGCTGCTGAGATACCTGTTGATAAGTTATTTGGTAGATCTCCATCTGGCTTTAATAGCGGAGATGAAACACTTCAAAATTATTATGATACTATCCAGGAAAAGCAAGAAACATATGTCAGGGAACCACTTGAACAACTTATTAAGATTATTACGATGAGTACTTTAGGCGAGATACCAGATGATATGGAAATTGAATTCAATCCTGTAAGACGTCCTTCTGACCTTGAAAAGTCTGACCTTGCTTCTAAGATGGCTGAACCGGTATTCACTGCTGTTGGCACTGGATTGATTGGAAAGGCTTCTGCACTTCGTGAACTCAAGCAACAATCTCCTCTTGTTGGTCTTTGGTCTAATATTACTGATGAGATGATAAACGAAGCGGAAAAGGAAGACAAGGAAAACAAAGAACAAGATAAGTTAGATGAACAGCAAATGAAAGAATATGTTAAAAATATGACAGGAGGAAATAACAGTGCTGCTGAAGAAACTCCTTTCGATAAAACACGGCAAAAGCCGGAAGAAAATAAACCAGGCAATTAAAGCTATTGATGATCCTATCTGGTATGCTAGCTTTACTGATGTAGAAACTGGTAAAGAGGTAATTATCAAAGTAATTGCTAAAAATAAAAATGAGGCTTTAGATAAAGTTGCTCATGAAATTGTAAATAATGGGAAATTAAAGCCCATGAATTATAACCAAATTTCTTGCATTTAACTATTTACTTTTGTTTATATATAATATATAATATATATAGATACTAAAGGAGGAAATCATTATGGAAGTTAAAAAGACTTTAGGCAAGGCAATTAGAATAATTGATTCTATTCCAAGCAGACTTTCTGGTTTGAAATGGCCTAATGGTAGTGCTGTTAGTGAGTCAGATATGCTTAAGGCTATTATGTATCAATATGGAAAATCTATGGCTGAAGCAAAAGAAGATTTAATGAAAATTGATAGAGATAAGCTGCAAAGATTTATCAATTATTATGCAAGCAAACATTAAGCAAAGGATGATCTTATGAAAGTACTTAAAGTGCTTGATAAGGCAATTAAAATATTAGATTCAAATTATAAAAACAAAATAATAAACGACGTATTCAGAGAACTAGAATACATTAGAGATTCTGTTGCAAATAGTAATATAAAGTCTGAAGTAAATGGTGCAGTTTCTAGAATAAAGGAAATGCTAAATAAGCTAAGGTAATTGCTATGAAAAAAGATGAATGGAAAACTACAAGAATTATTCAAGATAGTTTTCTTGATACGTTAGGTAAGCTAAATGAACTATTTAATTTTATTGCTACTTCTTCTGGCAATGATAGAGATAAATATAATGAGCAAATGAGAAACTTTCAAAACTCAGAACCGTTTAACTCTTTTGTTTATTCAGCAGTTAGAAGAATGGTAACTCCGTTAGCAATTCAAAATATGAAGACATGGAGAAAGGCAGCTAAAAAGTCTACTAAGAATCCATATTTATATAAATTGCTAATGAGAGAAATAAATAATGGACTAAAGAATGATATAAATATTCAAATAGAAGAAAATGCCAATTTAATTAAAACATTGCCTACTGATGTTGCTAAAAAGGTAACAAAGGATATTGAAGAAATGGCATTAAAAGGAATGAGAGCATCAGAAATTGCAAAAGCAATAAGGGAGCAAACTGATAAGCATTCAAGAGCTTCTGCAAAACTAATAGCTAGAACAGAGGTCTCAAAAACAACTACAGCATTAACTAAAGCAAGATGTGATAATTTAGATCTTCATTGGTATGTATGGAGAACAGCAGAAGATGGAGATAGAGTTCGAAAGTCGCATAGGATCATGGAAGGAGTTCTTGTTAATTGGAATGAACCTCCAAGTCCAGAAGCTTTAGCTGGTGAGAAATCTGTTGGCAATTATCATGCAGGCAATATTTGGAATTGTCGTTGTTATCCAGAACCTTTGATAGAAATAGATGATATAAGTTGGCCACATAAAGTATATACAAATGGTAAAATTCAAACAATGGGCAAAATGCAATTTGAGCAAATGATGTAAAGGAGGAATAGAAAATGCCAAATGTAGTAAAGGCAGATTGTGGATTTGATCCGGCAGATGTAGAGATATTTGAGGAAGCAACGGTTGAGCTTTTAAATGATCCATCTGGATTAGATCTCAATGGACATCGTAATATGCATGTAAGTTTAGCTGCAGAAACGTCTGATGTAACTATTGCAGAGTTTGAGAACATGAGGCAGGGTGTAGATTATACCATTGTTGTTGCTAATGGAGCCACTACTAAAAATCAGTTAATTTTCCCTGACAAAACTCTTTACTCTGGAGATGAAATTGATCCAGCGAACAACATGACCATTGTGTATGAGTTCTTTACTGATGGCTATTCCATTTATTGTGACCGTCGAATCTACAAGTAATTAGGAGGACTTATTATGTTTGAAAGTAATATTTATATTAAGAATGCTCATCGAGTAAAGGCTTATAAGGGTGACATTGGTTTTGCTCGTCAGCCTGGAGC